CTTATTTTCGTTGTATGCTTGTTTGTCAGGGTCAGCTTTAAATCCTATTGACATACCATCTAATGCACCCATTTTTAAAAGTTCGTATGCTTCACGACCTTTTTGAGTTCCCATAGCTAGTTGTCCTTTTACAAATAAACCTTTATTATCTTCATAAATATCTGTGAACACTCCGATAGGTTCATCAGTTTTATGTTGGTATAACATTTTTACTTTGCTTGGTGGTCTTTGTGTTAATGATTTAGCAAACGCACCTTTTTTAACGATATCGTTTCCTTGATCTTCATTACCAAATATAGAACCATAACCAGTAAATATTCCTTTAGCATCTGCTTTAACTTCTGATTCAAATACTAATTTTTTAATTTCTGAATCGCATTGACAACTACCATTATCATCACATACGCAAACACTTTTCATAGGTTTTTTTCTTTTCTTTGGTTTTTTTCCATATTTATCTTCTTCGTCATAATGACCTTTATCATCATCATCTTGATTGCCATAACCTTTGCTTATAGTTTCTTCATAAGAACTATGAGAACCACAAGGCATAAATACTCTTTTACCATCAGCCATGTGTGTATGTGTTCCTACACAACCTATTACTTTGGCTCTTTCACTAGCATCTTCTTGATTATCAAAAATATCTTCTGATCTAGCTTCTTTTTCCATATCATCTTCGTCCATAGAACTTGTTCCTATAAATGCCTCTGATTCTGGTTTCTTTGGTTTAGCAGTTGAACTATCTCCTATTTTTTCTTTTGAAGATATAACATCAGTCAAATTTTTAATTGCTTCCCCCATCTTCTCAATATCACTCATTGAATATTCCTCCTTATTTTTTTTTTTATAAAGAGAACTACATACAGCAAGTCTTTGATCTGGATTAGGATATTCGCTGGTGCTTGTTTCATCACGCATGCATCTTGATATGAAATCCTCTCTCTTTTCTTTATCTTTTGGTTTAACTAAAGGCATTATTTTCCTTTTTTCATTTTCATAATTTTATTACAACAGTTTGTAAACCATTTGTACTTATCATTTGATCTACATAGAGCAATACCAATTATAATTCCTATTACTATTTCCATTTTATTTCTCCTATTGAAAGTCAGGTGTTCTGTAAATTACAGCACATCTGCAGTTAATTGTTTCTGCTGGAGTACCTCTTGGATCTCCAGGGTATTTTAATCTGTCCCCACCAACAACAAATCTTTCCTCTAAAGGCACAGTTTGACCTGATGCGATAGAGTGTGTTAGTCTAGTTCGAGCATCTTGTATAGCAACCCATTCTTTCTGTGTTCCTGATATGTTCATATTTTCTGCAACTTGCTCACTAGCAAAAGATGCAATCCTATGAGATTCAGTTCTAGAAATTAAGTTTGCCCTATAAGCACCCATCCCTAAAATCATATTTCGTAAAGCAGTTCCTGTTTCTTCAGTAGATAAACCATCATTATAAGAATTAGAAATAACTCTAGCCATTCTTTTTCTTGTGGTTTCATCTATTTCAGTGACCCAAGTAGCAGTGTTTTCATCTATAAATTCTGCTAATGCTTTATCAAAATCTTGGTCAAATGCTTTTGATAAAAATAATCTACCTAAAGCATAATCTTTAAATGCGTTTCCTATAATTGTATATTGTACTCTAAAAATTAATTTCAATGTTTCTGCTTGTTTTCTCATTTCAAAATCAAGCATTATCTGACTACGCATTCTATATGCTTCTTTTACACCTGAAGCTAGTCCATTGAAGAAATTTTTTAATGCGTTTCTCCACTGTTTTTCAAATGGCTTTCTTAAATTATTTTGTTGATGCCAAACTCTTTCTTTGACTCCTTTAAATAATTTTAATTGTTTAGAGTTAAAAAACATTTATTAAACTGTGCCACCTAATTCAACTGGTATAACAGATATTTTTCCATCGCTTCCACCTACTCTTAAATGTGAAAAGAAATATCCATTTGGTACAGTTAAATAGTAATTTGTATTTGGCATTAATATAGCATCACTTGAAGTTGCCGCAGTTCCTGTTGCCGCATTAATACTTATAAAAGTTGCGACTGTACAAGTAATTAAAACTTTATTTGTTGGTAAAGTTATAGCACCACTTGTTGCTGAACTGCTTCCTACTGTTGCTGTATAATGTCCTGATAATAATTTTACTATCATTGTAATCCTCCTAATGTAATGTTGTATTTATTGGTCTAATTAATTCTTCAATATCTAACATACTTTCATAAAGTTGTTCAGTACTGAAATCTATGCTTTTAGTTATAGCGATATAAGAAGCATGGTTTAATGCATCTTGTTTATCATTAAATAATCCTACAACTATCTTTACTTGATATTCATCAGTCTTTGGATTTTTTTCTATAAATAATCTTGATTCTATGCTCATGTTTTTAATGGGTGTCCTGATGGTAATAAATCTAAATCGAACTTCCCTCCTCTAAATCTTCCTGTTCTTACTGCGTATAAAAATGCATTAACTCTAGCATAAGCCCATTGTTCTTCTGAAGTCACACTTGGTCTTACACTTCCTGGATTAGTTCTATAAGCACCTATTCCTCTTCTAAATACAGCACCTAACATTCTTAAATTAACTCTTTTACCTTTTTTATCTCCATGCTTTTCGTTGTGTTTATCTACTTTATTTTGTAATCCTTTTTTTACTGCCGCAGTTAATTGTTTTTCATCTTCAATAAAATCATCTTTTAATTCAGATACTGCTTCATAAAATTTATCTCTTTCTCTATCAAGTTGTTTTACTTTTGCTCTTGACCAACTAAAACCTGCATCGCCACCCCATAATGCCCATGCTATTCTTCCTCTAGATGGATAACCATCTTCTCCTCTATCAAAACCTTGACCTGTTTTATCGCTTTCGTGACGACTAAAGAAACTAAACATTCTTCTTACAGTACTAGGAGATAATTTTACTTTATTTATAATTTGATTTGCTCTAGTTGCACCTACTCTAGTGCCACCTCTATTAAATTCTTTTCTCCACTCTAATCCTCTTTTAGCTTCAGAAACCATACCATCAGTTGGGACAGTATCAATATCTGATTCAGCTTTAATTAATTCATCAATATCATCTTCATTAGTTATAATTTCAATATCATCTTGTAGTTCTTCAGGTATTTCTTCTTCAGGAATATCTTCTCCTCTATCTTCTTCATTAGTTTCTTCTGTTGCTACATTTAATGGCATTAAGTTTGCTGGAACTAATAAACTATCAGCACCATCTATTGGCTCATAACCTAATTGTTCTCTTGCTTCGTTTCTAGTTAAGATACCATCTTTTACACCTGTTGTGACTGATTCAAAGACTCGTCTTCTTTGTTCAGCCATAGCTGGTATTGAGTCAATGTCATATCTTAATTCTAATGCTTCATCATTAAATTGTGGAATTAACCACTCATTAAGATCGCCTTGTATTTTATCTAGTAAAGGAATAATTGTTTCATTGTATAAAGCAAGTTTTGCTTCAGCAAAGTTTGAATAAGTTTGTGCGTCAGGTATCCCAATAAGCTGACTAGGTACACCATAAACTAAAGCAATATCTTTAGCTGACATATTTTTTAAAGATATAAAATCCATATCCTTTGGACTTAAACCCATTTCTTTCCAATCAAAATCTCCCTCTAATAACATAGGTCTTCCAGCATTGCCTGTTCCTGCGAATCTAGAATTTATATCTGATTGTAATTGACTTCTTTGATTATCTGATAACTGAACATTACCACCTGTTTCATCTTTAGGTTTAAATATTACAGCACCACTAGGTCTAGCACCATTTTGCAATAAATTTACATTATGTTTGTTTGCTAAATTATGTTGATCAATATCAACTGAACTAGCCTGTATTGGCGACATACCATAATAGTCATCAAGAGGATTAAACATTTTAATATGTTTTATTTTTGAGTTTCCTGTTGCTTGATCTACTTCATAACTTTCAACTATCTGACCACCAATCATATAATCGTATGATTGTGGCATTGCTCTTTGACCAGTTCTAATTTGTATTCTATCAGGTCTTAAATTATATAATTCTGTTGGTGGTGTATTATCTCCACCTACACTCAACATGTAGTTATTTCCAGAAATAAGTAAGTAAGAATATAAACCTTGAAACCACTCTACTTGTGATTGAGTCGGACTAGGATTATATAATAAATCTAATAAAGGGTGGTTATCAACTTCTTGATCTCCTCTAAATAAATTTATATTAACTCTTGAAGCATTATTTGCTATTTCATTTATACATCTGTAAACGATAGCATTTTCACTATATCCCTCTTTAGCTAAATCTTGGTAAGCAATCTTTGTACTTACATCATAACCTAACGATTGATAGGAAACTATTGGTGCTTCTTTTTTTTGTATTTCTTTTGTTTTAAATATATTTCTAATATTATCTAAAATTGTTGCCATTAACTAACTCTCCAAAATGCTTTTCCTGTTCTAGCTGATAATTCAGTTAAACCCCAAACCAACGCATCTAATCTGTCAGGCGATCCTGCGAAAGTGAGTGGGTTGTAGTTTGCCATTTGATCCTCTAAAAATTGGAATGGTTTTATATGTTTTACTCTTTGTTGTTCGTATAAAGCAGATATTGGTTCTGCTCTTAAATATTTTCCTTTGGTTGCTCTTACACTACCATAACTAACATTGTTATCAATAGTCCTTATCACTCTTTCTACTAAATCTCCACCATTATTTACTTCAGCAATTATTTTATCAGCTTCATATTTATAATATGTTTCAACTGACATTTTCGCCCAAGAATCAGGTGTATATTTACCAGATACATCATCAATAACATAATATTTATCATCAATTCCTTTAGCACATACAACTATTCCAGTTTCATTTGACTGTTTGTTTTGTGTCACTGCTGGGTCAATAGCTACAACAGTTCTAACTAATGTTGGTAATTCTTCTGTACTTTTTAAAAGTGCTTTAGAGATCATATTACGATTCCATAAAGCACCCTCTACATCTTCTAAAATTTCAGCAAATAACTCTTGTCTTCCTAGTCTAGTTCCTTCATATTTATCTTTTAGTTTTTTGACTGCTGATTCTGCAAGGTTATTTTGATTTTCAAAAGTGCTACCTCTCGTTACAAGAGAATCTTTATTATTAACTAATTCTTTTATCAGGTCAGTTGGTTTAGGTGTAGTTGTAATTATTACTTGTGGTTTAGTTCCTAATCTTAAACCAAATAATAATTGATCCCATGCTTCAGGATTTTTCCAACTTCCTAACTCATCACACCATGCTCTATGAAACTGTGGACCTCTTAATCTATCAGGTTGTTCAGAAGAAAAAGTTTTATAAATTGTTCCATTTTTTAAAGTCAGTTCTCCTATACTTCTATTCCAATTTTCAATACTATCAGGATCAAGACAACCTAATAAACCTGATACACCCTCTATACAAGTATCTCTTCCATCTCCGAATGTTGGTGTGACTATCGCTATCCTTGAATTAGGTCTTGTTAATCCATAGAAAGCAATATCTTGTGCACCAGTTCTAGTTTTACCCCAGCCTCTTCCAGCTAATATCAACCAGGTATTCCAATCTCCTTTAGGAGTTATCTGTTTCGTTCTTGCTGTCTTGCACCAAGATAGATGTTTCAGTAATATTTTTTGATTTAGAGAAGTCAATCTCGTCAAATACTTTTCTGATTTCAATAAGCTGTCGTTCTTCGGTAAAGAGTCTATCTCCATCTTTTCCTGTAAGTTCGAGTGCATTTTTTTCTTTCCAACCTGCCTGTGTTTTTAACCAAAATATTTGTGCAACTACATTACCATCTTTTGCCTTTTTAAACAATGCTTGTGATATAATTGCGTTGGCTCTAGCTTTACTTGTATCTAATTCTTTTCTAAAATTTTTTCTTAATGTAGGTTCACTTATTTTAACGATATCAGCTATTAAAGATTGTTTAACACCAGCAATCGCTAATGCTTCAACAGTTTTAGCATCTTCATCTGTTTTAATATAAGGTGGTCTTCCCACTTCATTGTTTTCGTTTATCATATACCTTTTTTTATAAGCGAAAAAAATTAAAAATCAAAGTAATATAATACTTTTTAATAGAAAATAGCACTTATTATGGTCATTTTAGACGAAATTTATTAATTATTATTAATATAGCTTAAAAAGTCGCTATTTTATTGGCTTATTTAACTAATAAAAACTAATAAAAAATATTATTTTACTTGTATTCTGTATCTATATCAATATAATTTTAAATATAAGAACGAAAAAAAGAGCAGTTTATATTTTTAACCTCTTAAAACTATAAATAAAATAATTCAAGTTTAGGGTGCTTTTTGTCTAAGTCGTCAAATGCTCTGGTTTACTGGTCTTCAAGGTTCAGCCTATTAAATAATAATTTTGTTCTTATATTTTAAATAACTAAAAAAGGAGAAACTATGACTAAACAAGTAATAGTAAGTGTTATTCATCAATGCAAAAATTGTAATGATGAGGGTGTTAAAATAACTAATGATAGTATCGTTAAATGTTATGACTGTAATACTATCAAAAACAACAAAGACGCACAATCCTGGTTCGAGATAAAGTCAAATAATACTATCGGAGTAAAACATGGTATTCATTTAACTCGATATCCAGGTCAACCATGGGAGCAAATCGTATGAGTATCAAAACTATGCAAGATAAAGTCAGTAAAATCATAATTGAAAATATTGACAAATGGGGCAAAGATTGGGCAAAACCTTGGGCGAATCTTGGTATGCCTACTTCCCTGGCAACTGGTAATAGATATTCTGGTATTAATGTAATCGCTTGTTGGATTGCTAATCAAGAATATGGTTTTACTTCTAATCAATGGGGTACTTACAATCAGATCAG